CCGCACTCCTCGCGTCAGAAGTGGGCCTAGATGGGCCGCAGGGAAGAGAACATAGGCTAGGGAGTACCACCCCCTGCAAGCCTCGCAGCGTTCCAGAGCGACTGCACAAGCACTAGCCCTCCTGGGTGGTCTCAGGTCTAGTGTGAATGAATCTGGCGTCAAGCGAGCACTGGCAGGAACCATCTGTATAGATGAGTGACCCTGCGGGTGGGGTTGGTAGGGCATACCACCTTGGAGGTTCTTTTGTCCGAAATATCTGACAGGAACGAACAGTCACCGTTAACCACCGATAAGCACCGCTAACCACCGTTAACGTGCACAGTTGACAACCTGTTTTATATATGATCTAGTTCAGTCTCTCTCGTATCTTATCTATAGGTGATCTTATGAAACTCTGCATACACTGCAAACATCTCATGCCTCGTCCTGGTGACGATGACTACGCACTAGCAAAGTGTGGTGCGTTCTTTACCCTGCACCCAGTCTCTGGTGCAAAGCTCTATACCTACGCATTCAACCAACGCACCTTCTTAGATGGCAAGTGCGGGATGCCTGCTGCTTTCTTCGAACCAACAGAGGGACACAACGATGAGTGACTTCAGCCCCGAGATCCGCAACTCTGCTTGGTGGTCCGGTGACTCCAGGATGGCTGCTAATGGTCGAGCAGCAGAGGCTATCCTCGTCAAGCAGGGCAAGATCATTCCTGAAGACATCTCCGAGAAGGAGAACGTCAAGATGGGTCACGTCATGCAGCCAGTGATCGGCAGGCTCGTGCAGGAACGATTGCAGGTTGAGCTTAAGGATGCTGACTATGCTCTGACCCATCCTAGAGAATCTTGGTTACGTTCTCACTTTGACTTCATTGCTGCTGATGGTTCTTTCCTGGTTGAAGCCAAGAACTACAACGGCAGTCAGCGCAAGAAGTTTGATGAGTCTGGGATCATGCCTGATGCCGACAGAGTGCAGTGTATCCACGAGGCTACAGTTCACGGGATCAGCAAGGTCTACTTGGCAGTGCTGCTGGGAGGCCAGGAGTTACAGGTTATTCCGGTAGATGTCACCCCTGACATGATGCTGGACCACGTTAAGTGGTGCGCTAAATGGTGGGGATATGTTGCCAGCAAGACAGAACCTGAACCTGAGACTATCGAGCAGGCTAGGTTGCTCTTCCCACAGTCTGAGTCATCTGTAGCAACTGCCAATGCTGAACTTGAATCTATCCTAGCTAGGCTCTCCAGCCTCACAGAACAGCGTAAGAGCATCGAGGACGCCGAGGAGCAGCACAAGTTAGCAGTGATGCGTTTCATGCGCGACAGGGACGTTCTAACGGCTGTTGATGGTAGTGTTCTGGCTACCTGGAAGTCAGCTAAGGGGTCTAGGAAGTTTGACCCTAAAGCATTCCAAGAAGCGTATCCTAAAATGTACGATCAGTTCGTCCGGGAGGTTCCCGGATCTAGAAGGTTCCTTATCAAATGAATGAAGAAGTCAACGACGATGATGTGTGGCACTTGTACAGAGCACTTGCAATGGCCGCATTTATCATCAAACGAGAGAATCCCTACCATCATCAGAGCAAGCAGATGATCAAGGATTCAGCTTCTGAATATGCCAATCTTATGTGTGAAGGAATAGAACATGAGCCAGTTAATCACCGTTAATGATATCCAGACAATGGCTGTTGCTGTTGTCAAATCTCAGTTGTTTGGTATGAAGACTGTCGAGCAGGCAACTGCTCTGATGCTGATCGCCCAGGCTGAAGGCTATCACCCCGCGTTAGCAGCGCGTGACTACCACATCATCCAAGGTCGGCCAACCCTCAAAGCAGAAACCATGATGGCGCGGTTTCAGCAGCAGGGGGGCAAGGTCGAGTGGAACGTGCTCACCAACGAAGAGGTGACTGCCACTTTTAGTCATCCATCCGGTGGATCGGCAAAGATCACCTGGACCATCGAGATGGCGAGGTCAGCAAAGTTGGCTGACAAAGACAACTGGAAAGCATATCCACGCGCCATGATGCGAGCAAGGGTTGTATCGGAAGGTATCAGGACGGTCTTCCCAGGCGTTGTGCTGGGCGTCTACACACCTGAGGAAGTTCAGGACATACCTACACAACCACAGGTCAAAGACATGGGTTCTGCAGTCTTTGTAGAACCTTCTGCAAACGATTCTGCAGAAGCGCAGAAGCCTGACCATCCCTTTTCACTCTTTCTCTCAGACGGCACTGTCTACCAAGGTTACGCCGATTTCCCCGGCTACTTGGAAGGCATTAGGTCTATGGTTGCGAAGATAACCAATAGCCAGAAGTTCAACGAAGAAGAGAAGAAGCAGAAGATCACCAGTCTTCTCACGGCTAACAGCAAGCAGATAGAAGCACTGCCTGCTCTGGCTAAGGTGCAGTTGAAGGGTGCGCTGATCGGGGAGGGTTCGAACCTCCCAAACGAAATAAGGGAACCGTCCGACCCGGAGACATCGGAGGAACTGTAAGCGGATTTCATCGTATAGGCCAGATCAACATCAGAGGTTTTAATGAGCTACGACAAAAAAGAATATCCAGTGACCCCCGGCAAAACAATTCTTTTCTCGAAAGATCCCAGCCAAAAGAAGAACCCTAATCAACCAGACTGGGATGGTGATTTAGTTCTCACCAGATCGTACACAGAGGGTCAAACCCTGAAGTTATCCATCTGGAAGTCTATGGCTAGGAACGGGAAAGAGTATTTCACCGTCAAAGAAAATACCTACTTCAAGGACAAGGAGGTTGCAGATAATGCTCCCAAGGAAGTCCCTGCTTCCTACAAACCTTATGGTGGTACGTTCAAGAAAACCGTAGATGACGACAGCGACGTACCTTTCTGATGACTCCTACCCAGAGGTCTTTAGAGTACTTGCGTGAGCAAGGCTATCTCTGCGCCATAGTCGAGAAGTGGAATCCACATGCTCGGATACGGCAGGATCTTTGGGGTTGGTGCGACATCTTGGCTATCCGCAAGAACGAGGTTCTGGCAGTCCAAGTCACTGCATCTGGAGTGTCAGACCGTATAAAGAAGATCACTGCATCTGAGACGGTAGGGCCTGTCAGAGAAGCAGGGATCAGGATAGAAGTACACGGGTGGCGGAAGAACTCCGCCGGTAAATATGTAATGAGAATCGAGGATATATCGTGACCAGTCTATTTGTAGCTACGCCTATGTATGGGGGAATGTGCACAGGGTTCTACCTGCAATCAATGCTTGCACTCGTGAGTGTTGCCAAGCAGGCAGAGATAGAAGTCTCCTGCTCTTTCATGTTCAACGAGAGTCTGATCCAGCGAGCCAGGAATGGTCTTGCACACCAGTTCTTGAAGACGGAATGCACTCACCTGATGTTCATCGACGCTGACATCCGGTTTGATGCTAACGACATTCTGTCAATGGTTGCAGCAGACAAGGACATCATCTGTGGGTTGTATCCAAAGAAGGAGATCAACTGGCAGCAGGTAGCGATATCAGCCGCTGCTGGTGTTCCGGTTGATCAGCTTAAGAACCACACGGGCGCGATGGTGGTTAACCTAGTGGGTCAGGTTGGAGATGTGATTGTCCCGCCGCTGAACCTCTGGAGATCACTAACGGGGGCACTGGCTTCATGCTCATCAAGCGTGACGTATTCATTGGCCTGAAGCCATTCGTAGCCACCTATCACAACGATGTGTTGGACACGGCAGGTATGTTCAAGCCAGACCTGATGCACGAATACTTTCCCGTGATGGTCGAGAATTCAAGACTGCTCTCAGAGGACTTTGCGTTTTGCACAATTGCAAGAAAGCAGGGGTATAACATCTATGCCGCACCCTGGGTACGACTTGGGCACTACGGCAGCTACCTTTTCGAAGGTTCCCTAATCCCCGCACCTTAACGGAGTTTGTTATGAAAGATCAGATACTTGACGCAATCGGCGGCTCAGAGCCAGTTGATGCACTGAACTCACTTTTCTCGGTTGTGTTCCTCGTCGCCAAGACTTCGAACATCAACGAGTTCACTTTGGGAAGCCTCTTCTCCTCCACTATGGACGCCCTCTTCCAAGCGCATGACGAAGAAGAGGACGAAGAAGAGGAAGAGGAAGAAGCAGAAGAGATCGACGAACAAACGGTCTGAGCTTTATTTCTTAGCCGTTCTGGCAGATCTACGGAAGGCTGAGGCAGTTGGGTAACCCTTCTGCCCCGGCCTTTTCGCAGGAAGTCCAAGTTTTCTACGCCGGTTGATGTTGTAGTACAGACCTTTATTTGCCATCTCTGATACCTGTAACGTCTGGGTTTACATATGCCACACTGCCAGTGATCAGACGATCGCCTAGCACCGGCTCTCCTTTCTCTAGCATCACTATCGAGTTCGTAAACTCTAAACGCCTGACCTGATGGTTGGTCTTGGTCTGGGCGTTGACAGCCGCTATAAAGCCCGAGAAGAAGCGTATAGCGTTATTACCATACCCAGGCATCCACATCGTGTGGAAGTCCTCTACAACGTACAAACCGCCGTTGTTGAGTTTGGGCCACCAGACGTTCCAGTTCTCGATGATATCGTCTGACTGGTGAGATCCATCGTCAATGATGATATCAAATGTGCTATCAATTTGAGTTGTCTTGGAATCACCAACGATGACTTCAATACGCTTATCCTCAAACTTGAGGTCAGCGCACTTGGGGTCTACGTCAATGCCGTAGATCTTATCGGCATTCCAAAAGTACTTCGCCCACGTTTCTAGTGAGCCACCGTTCTGTACGCCTATCTCTAAAATTCTGACTTGGCTGTCTTGCAAGTAGAAAAATCTGTCGTCATAAAAGTCTAGATACGATGACCACTTGTCAGAAACTTTACCTGTTTTCTGACGATGAATAGTTGCTAACGACATCCCCATCTTCTCCTGGCTGCTTTCCCGCGCTCCCCCGTCCACCCTTTTGAACGGGCGCAGAAACTTTTGTGGCGTGGTCCTGACTTGGTAGGAGCTTGCAAGTTAGAACCAGCAGCACGAGCCTTAGCCCTACCCTTGGCAGTCAGTCCAGCACCACGGCTGGCAGGCAACTTCTCTCCCCTGCCAACGCTTAAATTTGGAAACTTCTTCCTCACAGTGTACTCACATCAATGAGTGACCCCCGAAAGTCAATGATACCTTCTGAATGCTTACTTACCAACTCAGGCCACAATAGCTTGTTGTCTTTCATGGTCAGCACAGCAAAACCAGACCGCCAGTTGACCGGACTGTCTTCCAAATAATCCAAGAACTGGGGACCATCTACCTCTGCCAATGTTCCGGTATCGACCCCCCATCTCGTTCCTTTGTAGTCCCCAAACGGCGTGACTTTAAGACTGTGTAGATGGCCGGTGATAGTGGAAACTCCAGAATTGACCGTGTTGTTGTGGGTAGCGTGAACGCCATTTTTGTACCTATGCTTGATCACTACATTTTCAGACAGCCAACAAGTCCAGCATGGATGCCATTTCGGAAAATGGTCCTTGAGAGCTGTACCCTGCACGTTCTCAAACTCTGGTGCATATTGGGCTAAACGGGTCTCAAACCGGCTATCGTGGTTCCCTAGCGGCCACACCAGTTGAGTATGGTGTCTTGCCTTTTCACAAGCCTCTTCGATCTCCCTCATGGCTTCTTGACAGGCATCTAACTCCTGCTTCACGTTTGGCCTATGCGTCCATCCTATGCGTGGGAATCTAGATATAGCCGCACCATCGAAGATGTCTCCGTTGGCAACTACAACGTGCGGTTTAAGGGTGCTTATTGCCCATAGCAAGCCCTTGAAAGCAGTTGTTCTGATCCCCGGCCAAAAGTGTGCGTCTGAGAAGACTAGGGCTATCCCGTCTGTAAGACCAGCTTGGTGTCTGGCCTTTT